CTCTGATTAATGGTGTAATATGGTCAAATATCGGGCATAGGATCGATTCCTAGCGTTTTCATGGCGTATAGATAGAAAGTATGCTCCTTATCACTAATATCAGCCATTTTACTTATGAAACTATTATCATAAGCTACTATACTGTCAAGTAGCATACTAGATGAAGGTGAATGAGCGTCCTTGTGGAGTTGATAGAGATATGAAGACGAAATTTTTGAGCCATCCATTTTGCGAAGTTCCAGTATAGCAAGATCATTTAAAGCCTTAATACGAACATTATCAAGTAAGTTTGCAGTATCTGTATCAAGTCGGCAACTAGAAAATGTATCATCACATTGATCCAACATTGATAATGCAGCACGAATTATGACGTTGATATATTTCAGGGCTTCATTATGTACTTTCGAAGCTCGCGACAGTAGTTCTGCCAAACTCCTGAAACATTTAAGTGTGAATTCGATCTCATAACGTGGGATAGGCCTTAATCTTCCTGTTTCGAACGGATCAAACGTCTTATGTCCTAATACACCATCAGATCTCATAACCAACCCCACAAGATATTTTAATGGACTTGTAACTGGCTCTTCATTCTGTATACTGTTATGCCAAATCCGTGCTAGGACTGGTGCATCAATCCCCTTCATCATATGTCGCATGAGGAATCGATCGGCAACCGATACTTCACCTTTAAGGCCAGCTCGAGCCGCATTGGCGTTAAAAGCTTCACCTAGGGCTTTTAATTTATGAGGATCGGTATGTAAAAGTAAAGTATCATCAGACTGAACGTAATAATATTCCTCCTTCGATCCTATAGCACTAGAGTCGTCCCTATACTGAATAAGATAATCAACGGCATCACGCTCGCTGATGATACCAGCATCTATGACAGATTGTAAGCATACTACGGAATTGAGCAGGGTTCCAGACTCTGATGTAACCTTAACTCCTGAGAATAAGCCTACCTTACCCGGGTAGAACAACCATCCAAGACTACCATGGGGAGAATAATCAGGCCAAATTAGGGGTAAATCATAATGTAAAGCCCTATAAAGTTGATTCCATAATTCGCCATCTCTAACGTATTTGAAACATCCTGAAACGAGAGCTAATAATAGATTCACAGGTATGTATCTGTCGTAATTACTATAGTCCGCCTCTAGCATAAGGGGATTCCTAGATCTTAATTGATATAGACGTCTCTTTCTGGATTCTCCGTCATGATATAATCCCGGCAACATCTTTCTAAAGCTTTTAAGCACTATTTGAGCTGGCGACGTCAATAAGTTAAATAAATAGGGTACTGCGAAGGCCACTCTAGTAGTATTAGAGCCAAGATAATCGAAAGAAGTAGTCATT